CTAATAGGAAAATTTGCAAATTTAGTACAAAAAGTATTAAAGATGTCTCCACCACCAAGACCAGAACCAGAACCAGGAACAGCTTATGCAGCAGGACCNGGCCAGTTANANTGGGGANAATCCCTTATCGAACTAGGANATANATGGCATGGTAAAATAACTAAAGCATTCGTATGGATAATGAAGAGAGCAGGAGTAAAAGATGCTGCCAAAGCTAAAAAATTCGCAAATATAATTCATCATGTTATTGTAGCAATGTTATTGATAGCAGGTGGATTAGGAACTGGTAAATTAATTGCAAAAGGTAACATATCGGGCGCAACATTAAAAGCAGCTTTGAATGCAATTAAAACAAAAGAGCTAAGAGCATTTTTAATAACATCTGCTGAAGCAATAACATAAAAAGGAAACGTTATGAGTATATTAACAAATTTATTTGCAGGCGGCGCAGCCGACCTAGTAAAAGGAGTAGGCGGAGTTATAGACAATTTACATACTTCAAAAGAAGAAAAATTAGCTGCTGAACAAAAAATCAAAAAACTTATTGCAAACTATGAAGTAGAGATGGAAAGGAATATTACTGATCGATGGTCAGCTGATATGAAATCAGATTCATGGTTATCCAAAAATGTACGACCTTTAGTTCTTATATTTTTAGTCGTATGTACAGTACTAATGATATTCATTGATGCAGGCACGTTACAATTTACAGTCGAAGAAAAATGGACTGATTTATTACAATTAGTTCTTATTACAGTTATAGGTGCATATTTTGGTGGAAGAAGCTTCGAAAAAATTAAAAAATAATTAGGTTTTTCGAAAAAGATTCTTTATATTATAGTACTATGCAAAAGAAAACCCTCAAAGAGATAATTAAAGAAGAGTATAAAAGATGTGTACAAGACCCAATACATTTTCTACGCAAGTATTGTATAATTCAACATCCTACTCGAGGTAAAATATACTTTAATCTTTACGACTTTCAAGAAACTACATTAACTGAATTTAAAGATAATAGATATAATATTATTTTAAAATCTAGACAGTTAGGTATTTCAACTTTAACTGCAGGATATTCATTATGGAAAATGTTATTCAAACCTGACTTTAATGTTCTAGTAATTGCTACAAAACAAGATGTAGCTAAAAATTTAGTTACAAAAGTTAGAGTAATGCATGAAAATTTACCTAAATGGTTAAAAGGAAGTATATTAGAAGATAATAAACTTTCTTTAAGATTAACAAATGGTTCTCAAATAAAAGCAATATCATCAAAAGCAGATGCAGGTAGATCTGAAGCCTTATCATTATTAATATTTGACGAAGCAGCATTCATAGATAGAATTGATGAAATATGGACAGCAGCACAACAAACATTAGCTGAAGGAGGTGATTGTATTGCTTTATCAACACCTAATGGTGTAGGTAATTGGTTTCATAAACAATGGGTAGAAGCAGAAGCAGGTGGAGAATTTAATACTATAAAATTACATTGGACATTACACCCAGATAGAGACCAAGCTTGGAGATCTAAACAAACAGAATTATTAGGTGTAAAAATGGCAGCACAAGAATGTGATTGTGATTTTATATCATCTGGTCATACTGTAGTTGATGGCGAAATATTACAATGGTACAATGAAACATATGTAAAAGATCCTCTAGAGAAAAGAGGATTGGATGGTAATTATTGGATTTGGGAATATCCAAATTATTCAAAAAATTACATGGTAGTAGCTGATGTTTCAAGAGGAGATGCAACAGATTATTCTGCATGCCACGTATTTGACACAGAACAATGTAAACAAGTTGCAGAATATAAAGGAAAAATAGGAACCACCGAATATGGTAATATGTTAGTATCTATTGCAACAGAATATAATGAAGCATTATTAGTGGTAGAAAACGCAAACATAGGCTGGGCGTCAATACAAGTTGCAATTGATAAAGGATATAAAAATTTATATTATTCATATAAACAAGATGGATATCTAGACGAAGAGATACACTTAAAGAAAAATTACGATTTAAAGAAAAAGCATCAAAAAGTTCCAGGATTTTCAATGACATCTAGGACACGACCATTAGTAATATCTAAATTAGAAACATATTTTAGAGATAAAACCCCGATAGTTCATTCAAAGAGATTGATAGATGAATTATTTACATTTATATGGTTAGGACATAGAGCAGAAGCATCGCGAGGTTATAATGATGATTTAGTAATGTCATTTGCAACAGGATTATGGATGAGAGACACCGCATTACGATTACAACAACAAGGAATGGATTTAAATAGAAAAGCATTAGGCAGTGTAGGAAAACAAAAAGGAATGTATACAAATCCAGAAGAAAAACCAAAAGAATGGAAATGGAATACAGGCGACACTGAAAATGAAGATTTAACCTGGCTTTTATAAAAGTAACAATATTTATATAAAATGGAATACTATGGCAAATAGAGATTTAAGATCACGACTAAAAAGACTTTTTGCAACTAATGTAGTTGTAAGAAGAATTTCAAAGAATCGACTAAAAGCAGTTGATACAAATAGACTACAATCTACAGGTAATTTATCTAATAAAAAATATATAGATAGATTCTCAGGAGTACATAAAGGTAGTACAGGATGGGGAGTAGGATATAATGAAAACCAAACATTTCATACAGCTAAAGTAGAATTATTTACTGATTATGAAGCAATGGATATGGACGCAATTATAAGTTCAGCATTAGATATATACGCAGATGAATCTACAGTAAAAGATACAGATGGTGATACGTTAACTATAACATCATCAAATGATGAGATTGTAAAAATTCTACGAAACTTATTTTATGATGTATTAAATATTGATTATAATCTATGGCCATGGATTAGAAATTGTTGTAAATATGGTGACTTTTATTTACATTTAGATATAGAAGAAGAAATTGGTATTGTAAATGTAATTCCAATATCTCCGTATGAATTAAGACGTGATGAAGGATTTGATNTAGAAAACCCATATGCATATAAATTTGTATTAGAACAAACACATAGTGGTGGCGCAATACATTACGCAGGAGGAACTTCAAGCCGTAGTCTAGGAGGCCAACAACAGGAATTTGAACCATTTGAAATAGCTCATTTTAGATTATTATCTGATACAAACTTTTTACCATACGGTAAATCAATGATCGAAGCAGCAAGAAAATTATTCAAACAATTAATGTTAATGGAAGATGCAATGTTAATTCATCGTATAATGAGAGCTCCCGAAAGAAGGATATTTAAGATAGATGTAGGTAATATACCACCTGCAGAAGTAGATAATCATATTCAAACAATCGTCGACAAAATGAAAAAAGTTCCGTACATTGATGAGAATACAGGAGAATATAATCTTAAATTTAATATGCAGAACATGATTGAAGATTATTTTATGCCAGTAAGAGGAGGAGATTCTGGTACGTCCATAGAAGCATTACCGGGATTATCCAACGACGGACAAATCGAAGATATAGATTATCTAAAAAATAAATTATTTGCAGCATTAAAAATACCAAAAGCGTTTTTAGGGTATGATGAAGGTGTAGAAGGAAAAGCAACGTTAGCTGCAGAAGATGTAAGATTCGCAAGAACAATAGAAAGAATACAAAAGATATTTGTTTCTGAACTAACTAAGATTGCAATCGTACATTTATATACTCAAGGATTTAAAGACGAAGATTTAGTTAACTTCGAACTATCATTAACTAATCCATCTATTGTATATGAAAAACAAAAAGTAGAAATACTTAATGAAAAGATTGGACTTGCAAATACAATGAAAGAAAGTAATATGTTTTCTGCAAAATGGATATATGAAAATTTATTTGGTATGAGTCAAAATGAATGGACTGCAGAACAGGAACAAATAATCGAAGATTTAAAACAACGATTCAGACACGAACAAATTACATCAGAAGGTAATGACCCGAAAAAGACGAATCAATCATTTGGAACACCTCATGATATAGCTTCGATGCATGTTGCAAACAAAGGCGAATTATTGCCTGGCGAAGAACAGGACCATGTAGCAGGAACAGGAAGACCAGAAGAACCAGGAACAAGCGGAACACATGCATCGCCGGATGGAAGGGACCCATTAGCAATCAAACAATTAAGCAAATCATTTGAAACTGATAAATCTCCATTACAGCACAAGTACCGCGGAAGCCCATTTAGTATGGAGACAATTGATAAAGGATTAATGAAATCTTTAGAGAATTTAACTAGAAAATCATCACAAATTCTTAAAGAAAGCTTACAAGAAAAGAAAGATGACGACGACAAAGGAACTATCCTAGATGAATCTCAATTACTTGATGACTAAAAGCTAGTTTTTTCGTTAAGAGTCTCATATTTATTAAAAAGTATATGTATATTAAGGGCGCAGAACATATGACACGTGTAAAACATTCAAAATTTAAAAATACAGGACTCCTATTTGAACTACTAGTTAGACAGGTAGCATCCGATGTAATGAACGGAGTAGAGTCTACGGCACTACGTTTGATAAAAAGACATTTCAAAAACGATTCAGAGTTATCAAAAGAATTAAAATTATATAGAAGTTTATCAGAAGAAAAATTTTCCACTGAGAAAAAAGCAGACTTATTTGTTGATGCATGTATTCAATCTAGAAATAGATTACAAGAAAGTGTTTTACGAAGAGAAAAATATAACTTAATTAAAGATATAAAAAAATCGTTTATAACAGAATCATTCTTAAAATCTAGAATTAAAAATTATAAATTACAAGCATCGATTTACAAACTATTCGAATCTTCAGAGTTTGAAGATCCAAAAGCAGTAGTTGCAAATCGGTATGTAATTCTTGATAACGTACTATCACCTAAAAAACTAGCAAAGAAACAGATAGTAAACGAAAATAAAGATATTAGAATTCTAGCATCAAAATTAATGATAGATAAATTTAATAAAAAATATTCAAACTTATCAGTTAATCAAAGAAAGATGTTGCGTGAATATATTAATAGTGTTACTAATACTGTAACTCTTAAGGAATATATGAAAAGCGAATCATATAAATTGATTAAAGAAATGACGCGTCTTAGGAATACTGTTCCTAATAAGATATTAAGAATTAAATTAAATGAAGTAACTAATTTATTAAAAGAATTAGGCGATCGTCATATAGTTAAAGATAAAGATGTATTAACTATGTTAAGATATTATGAACTAGCTAAAGAACTTAAAAAGATAAAGGGATAATAAATGGCTAATAGATATACAGCATCATATGCAGATCATAGAGTTATAACTCCAATGGACCAATTTGATAAATTTGGAATGCCAGGAAAATATCATTCACCAGTAGCTATAGCTGGAGGATCTACAGGATCTTTTACAGGTTCTCAAGCAGGAGGAGGCCTTGACCATGGATATGGATATGGGGCTATTTTACTAGGTAAAGGAGCTAATATTCCAATAACCCAAATACATGTAGCAGGCGGAGCAGTGATAAACGGAGCTGATCTTCAGCAATATACCATGTATGATATAGGACCAACAGAAGTTAGAGCAAGTGCTGGACCTGTATATGTATTTAAAAGACAACAATAA